GCCCCTTGCGGGGCCCAGGGCGCAGTGCAGTACAACCGTCAACCAGACCGGTTGATGATTGGGACTTATTGTCCCAGGACCGAAAGGAGCTCTGGTTTCATGGCAGGTTCTGAAAGTCCTATAACTACACGAAGACGGGTCATCCCCGCGCCCCAAAAGGGCTATGTTCGGGGAGACCTGACTTACGGTAGTTTTGACACTACCTCGAAGAGTGTTAATCACGCTTCGGGAGTGTTGGACATGAAGAACCTGCAGGGGTGGCAAACAACCACTTCTGAGAATCATCCCGAATGGAGGCCTGGTCACAGGCCTACCATTGGCGACATTGGGGGTAGCTTTTTCACGGAAAAGGCTCATTGCCTTGCCGCGTTTCCGCCGCAATCCATTGCTGGATTGCAGCAGGTTACCCCGTCATTCTGGTCTTACGCTAATTACGTAGGTCCAGTTTTGCCGATCGCCCCCGCGTTTATGTCCTTTCCCCCTGCTTTCCCGAGTGGAAATTCCACTTTGGATGCAGTTGGGGCACAGGCCATTGCGCGGTGTAAGCCGACCAATGCCGTTGCGGATCTCTCCACATTTCTTGGAGAGACTTTGCGTGAGGGATTACCTCGCGTGATTGGCTCAGCAGAACATTGGCGTTCAAAGTCATCTGCCGGTAAAAAGGCAGGTGGCGAATATTTGAACGCTCAGTTCGGCTGGGCGCCATTTGTCCACGACATTCGGAGTATTTCGAATGCCATCTCGAATGCTGAGTCTATTATGGCTCAGTATGAGAGAGATAGTGGACGAGTGGTTCGCCGCCGGTATGAGTTCCCTCCAGAGGAACACCTATCTGAGACACTTGTCAAGGATAACTGCTCTCCATATGTTTTGCAGAGCAGCGAACCTATGTACAATTCTCAGATAAACAAGGGCAAGGTGTGGCGAATGGATAAAACCATTCGTCGCCGTTGGTTTAGCGGCGGTTTTACGTACTATCTTCCCACTGGTGGTAACACCAGAGAGAATATGGCGCGTTCCGCTGCGTTGGCCAAGAAAACTCTTGGCCTTCGACTAACTCCAGACGTTGTCTGGAACCTTGCACCTTGGAGCTGGGCCGTCGATTGGTTTACCAATACTGGTGACGTTATTTCTAACGTCACTGATTGGGCCACCGATGGTTTGGTTTTGAAGTATGGGTATGTTATGGAGACTACTGTCTCTGAACGTACCTATTACTTTATGGGTCCGACTGGTTTTAAGTCGGACGTCATACCTTCCCCAGTTACTTTGGTCGTTACGACCAAGGTGCGTCGGAGGGCGAATCCCTTTGGGTTCGGAGTTACCTGGGGTGGCCTTTCGCCACGCCAGCTCTCCATTGCGGCAGCCCTTGGTTTAACCAGGGGGCGTTAGCACAACTGTCGTAGTTGTACTGTACCGCGTCAAAACGCCAATGGGAGTCTAACCGGGCTCCTAGGAGTGATGCCTATGTCGTTTACCGATCCGCAGTCCGTTACCATTTCGGGCACGACGATCAGTCTCCCCCGCACGAGTGTGGGGGATGACGAGTCGGAGTACTCGAGTGGCGACGGCTTGACCAAGCTATCCGCTTCCCATCAGTACGGGAAGCGGGTTCGCAGGGTGCTGCGTCTCGACACGTCCAAGTTGGCTCCGGATGCGTTCCGGCCTACGGAGAATGTCAAGGTTGCCATGTCATGTTACATGGTCTTTGACCTTCCGCCGGCCGGGTATACCGCAACCGAAGCCCTTGCCGTCTATACGGGTTTCAAGAACCAGTATACGGCGGCTACGGACGCGCTGATCACGAAGCTCCTGGGCGGTGAGTCCTGACGGACAAGCTACCTAGGAGGGTTTGCCTCTATACCCCTATCGTATTTATTACGATTAGGGGTCGTAAGAGGTCACACCCTTTTAAGCTCCATGACCGGCGACAACGGTAAACACCCGATGTTTCGTAGGCGTAAGCCTAAGAAGCATCAGGTGCTTCATCCAAATCCCGAACTTCGATCTGAAGATCGTCGTAAGGTAGGAGGACGAAGGGTTACTGATGACCTTCCCGTAGCGACAAAGCGTGCGTATAAAACGCAAGCTGTTGCCGTTGTGGTTGTGGTCCTCAATTTCCTTTACCTAGTTGTAGAAGCTTTGGTGAGTGGTTGTTCTACTCTACCTAGGCTTCTGTAGGCTACATCAGGCACAGGATTAGCCACCTCTCAATAGGAGGGACTATGAAAAGCCTGATATCACTCTGGTCCTGCATAGCACATGAAATGGCTATGCGATGTTGCACTAGCGCCACGCATGACGTAAAAACCGTCATGCGTCGGACAGAACACGAGGGGTTATCGTTTTTAGCGATAACCCTGGCAGACTACGGTAAGGACCTCCAAAGGGCCCTCGACCGTGGTTTTGTCGCTCCTTCGGACTTCCAAGGATTTTCAAAGATCCCTGGTCGTCTTACTGGTCTCCCCTCATTTCTGAGAGGTTTCCATGAGCGCGTGTTCGATCCTTGTAGTGGCGCACTTTTGGATGTTCCAGACATCGATGCAATCTTCGCGATCCGTCAGTTAACACTGATGTTCTCGAAGATCGCCTTTCCCGACCAACCTGTTAAGGCTGGTCAGCGGAGTAACGGCCGTCAGGTCGTTTCCTCCGTACGTGAAAGGCGGGCGATGTCTGAGTATGTCCAATGTGAGCAGGATGTTAGAGCATCCGATTCTCTTTTGGATTCATCCTATTTGGATGATTTCCGTCGAGTTTCGGATATGTTATTTGGTGATCTTTTGGCCAAGGTGGACAGAGATGTCTACTGGGGCCGTTTGATCCCCAAACATGGACCAGGCGCTGTTGCTGACAAACTTTCCAGTAATGGGAAGTGGAATCAGCAAACCTGGCCCGCTCGGTTAAGCAGGTGTTTTCCTGCCGACCATTTCCTTTCTCCTAATCCTCATTTTAATGAGGAGAAGTTGAAGGATCTTAACATCCTCGAACCCGGTTCTGAGATACCCGTTAGGGTTATCACAGTTCCTAAGACGCTCAAGTCACCCCGGATCATTGCCATTGAGCCTACTGCTATGCAATATGCACAGCAGGCGCTCCTTGGCGCGATCCTTGACGCGTTTAAAGAGGATGGTTTCCTCTCGCGCGTGATCGGATTTGATGATCAGGAACCCAATAGGGTTCTTGCTCATCGAGGTTCGCTCAGCGGCGACCTCGCCACACTCGATTTGAGTGAGGCTTCCGATCGTGTCTCGAATCAGCATGTAAGGGCGATGTGCGAGAATTATCCTCACTTGCATGAGGCTATTCAAGCGTGTCGCTCTCAAAAGGCTGATGTACCTGGTTTTGGCGTTCAACGCCTTGCCAAGTACGCCTCTATGGGTTCAGCTCTCTGCTTTCCAATTGAGGCCATGGTCTTTTTGACCTTGATCTTTCTTGGAATAGAAAGGGAGCTAAGTGCTCCGCTTTCTCGGAGACAGTGTGTCAAGCTGTTTTCCGAGCAGGTGCGTGTCTTTGGAGATGATTTAATTGTCCCCAGAGACTATGTGCTGTCCGTCGTCGACGAACTACATACTTTTGGGTATGTAGTAAACGCCGGCAAGTCTTACTGGACCGGAAGGTTCCGTGAGTCTTGCGGACGGGAGTACTATGACGGCCATGACGTTTCTATTGTCAAGGTCCGTCAAGTACTTCCGACACGACGGCAGGACGCGAGTGGAGTTATCTCTGCCGTCGCTCTTAGAAACCAGCTCTATTGGGCTGGAATCTGGAGTGGCGCCAGATGGTTGGATAACTACCTCAGGAAGTTGTTAAAGCACTTCCCGAATGTAGCTCCAACCTCTCCACTGTTGGGCAGGGAATCAGCTTTGGGATATGAATTCTCAAAGCTGGATCCATACCTTCACAGCCCCCTAACCAAGGGCTATATTGTGAAGGCCGAATCCCCCCGGGATCCCCTGGATGGGAGCGGTGCCCTCCTTAAGTGTCTTTTGCAGAGAGAATCACGGCTTAGCCGTGTGATGCTTCCGATTAAATCGGATGCATCCTCTGCCTTCAACACTTTGCCAAGTGTTGATGATGAGCACTTAGAGCGTTCTGGACGCCCCGAGTACGTCAACATCAAACTCGGGATGGCTTCACCCTTTTAAGGGTGATGGGGTCTTAATGACCCAGTGGGAGATGACC